CTAAATAATGGTACAGCTTTTGAAAAATATCAAAAGTTAAGACAAGAAGGAGAGGACAATCCAATCAAGTTGTTACATACACTTGATGCCTATGCTTCAGATAAAAATTACTTTCCAAAAATCGAAAGAATTATATACAAAATTAGGGAAGAGTACGAGTTAAACTATATAAGAGAGTAGTAGAATGTTTACAATTATTATAACCTTTTTATCGGCCATATCCATATCAGCGATAGCGGCCGGTTATAGTATCATAGGTTTGGCAACATTATTTGCCGGTGCAACCATGCCAATTATTGCAATGGGTAGTGCATTAGAAGTCGGTAAACTTGTAGCCGCCAGTTGGTTATATAATAATTGGCGTAACGAACTTGTACCTAAAACACTCAAAACATATCTTACATTTGCAGTTATTGTATTAATCTTTATTACATCTATGGGTATCTTTGGTTTCTTATCAAAGGCACACCTTGACCAAGTACAACCAACATCTGGTAACAATATCAAAATAGAACTATTAGATAATCAGATTACAGGTCAACAAAAGATTATTGATAGAGCTCAAAAGGCATTAGACCAACTTGATAAATCTATTGAAGTGTATTTTAATGAAGACTTTGCTACCAAAGGTTTACGAGAAAGAAAGAAACAAGAAGAAGAGAGATATGATTTAAATAGTGCCATTGAAGTTGCAAGTAATAAAATTAATGATTTAACAACTGAGAAGGCAGAACTTCAACTTGAACAAGATAAGATTGAGGCCGAAGTAGGACCAATTAAATATATTGCAGAACTGATTTATGGTGACGAGGCAAAAGACCACTTTGACGAGGCTGTAAGGTGGGTTATCATTGCATTGATATTTGTCTTTGACCCTCTGGCTGTACTATTGTTGATAGCGGCCAATATTTCGTTAAGGAGTAGAAAAGTTGAACGACAATCTGAAAGAGAAAAAGAAGAAGAGAATAAGCTCGAGCTCGCAAGTAAGGAAAAAGAGAAAGCTAACAAAGAAGCTGCTAACGCAAAAGCTAGAGCGAAGAGAGTCCGAGATAGAGAAAAGGTTTACAAAGATTTTTTTAGAAAATTAGGTAAAAGAGAACTCAAAAACCGTGATTACGAGGAGTTTTTTAAAGAGATTGGTACCAAAGAACTAACAGCTTTAGGTTTGGATCCAGACGAAATTCGCATAAAACTTGACCAAATAATGGAGTGGAACGAGGGTCCAGCTGCGACAAAAAAGACACCAAAGCGTTATTTAGAGGTTGACAATGCCAAAAAATAGTGTTATAATCCTAGATATGATGCACACAATTGATTTAAAAAGAATTATGGGTGATACTGTACAGACAGAAAAAAAGATTAATGCTGTAATGGACACCTGTAAAAACAGTACCACAGATTGGGCTAAGAATTTCTGGTTCAATGTGTGGAAACAACTTTGTACTAAGTATGGGAGAACAGACTTATACAATAAACACTTACATTAGAGAGAACTATATTATGAATATATTTTATTTACATCCAGACCCAAATGTGGCCGCTGAAATGTCATGTGACAAACATTGTTCCAAAATGATAGTAGAAAGTGGTCAGATGTTATCGACAGCACACCGTTTATTAGATGGTGTTATGTATTACGACAAGACAGCAAATGGTCGTAAGATTGCAAGATGGCGTATGTCAGACGAACTGTTAGAGAAAGAATTATACAAAGCAGGACATGTAAAACATCCATCAACTCTATGGGTAATGCAATCAGGTTTTAATTACACTTGGTTGTTTAATCACATGTTGGCCTTAAATGAAGAGTTTAAGAAGAGATATGGTCACACGGAAGACCATTTGACAGTAAAGAAACTTAAATCTATATTGTCTAATCCACCAAAAAATATTCCGTGGAATGTAAAAGGTACAGAACCACCACCAGCAATGCCAGAGTATTGTAAGGTGCCTGGTGATAGTGTTGCAAGTTACCGTAAATATTACATAAATGAGAAAGTAAGATTTGCAACATGGAAAAAGCCTGCTAAAGTACCTGATTGGTATTTAAAAGGTGTTAAAGAATGTCAAAATGAAGGAGTAATATAATGGCAAATGAATATAATAGAGAAAATATGATTGAAGCGATTGAACAACATGCTAAAGGTCATATTGCAAAGCATACAATGAATGTTGAAGTGTATCTAAAAAATGCAGCTGGTGTTGGTGAACATCCTGATATTTTAGAGGCAGTAGAAAAAGAACTAAAGGTTATTGCAGAATACCATGACCAACTTGAAGTTTTGAATAAATACTTTAAGAAGAAGGATCCATTTAAACCAAATGAATAAAATTATTGCTAAGATAGGAAGTTATCATAGTAGATTTTTTGGCTGGGTGTCAGACAAGGCCAAAACATCAAAAGTATGGGCAATAGTTTTATCACTATTGGTGATTTATGAACTTATAGAACATGTGGTATATCCTATCTTAGTACCATATTTGTTATACTTAAATTTTTGGAGTAAGTAGTGCCAACATATAACTTTAGGAACAAAGAAACAGGTGAAGAGATAGAACTTGTGATGAGTTTTTCCGAGCATGATGAGTATAAGAAAAATAATCCTCACATGGAACAATTCTTAACGAGAGCACCAGCGATTAGTGGTGGTATTGTTGGTATTGGCAGAATGAAAAATGATGATGGTTGGAGGGAGATGCAAAGTAGAATTGCTGAGGCACACCCACAATCAAATTTTGCAGACCAGTTTGGTAAGAAGAGTATTAAAGAAGTTAAAACTAGACAGGTTTTAGATAAACATAGAAAAATAGCAGAACAAAAAAAGAGAGGTAAATAATGGCAGATATACCAGATTATTTAAGGGAGTATGACCTTAGCGAAGATTGGGGTATGACACCTGTTGCAAAACCAGCAGAAACAACGCCATCTATTGACCCTACAGTAATAGAAAACTCTAATTTAGAACTATCTAAATTGAATACAGATGTATCATCAATTAAAAGTATGATGAACGAGATTATGCAGATTGTGGCTGAGAAAGATACTCTTACTGAGGCAGTCAACAATGAGGCATACGAAACCAGATTAAAAGATTTAGAAAAGGTAATTTTACCATTTCTATACAACTTGATGAAAAGTGACGAGCCATATATTCATTGGCCAAATAGAGCACCAATCATTAAGGCACAGATTGAGAAAATCCTAAAACTCACAAGGGGGTAAAATGGATGCAAAGACAAAACATAAGCAGTTGAAAAAAGAAGTTAACGAACTTGAAAGTCAACGAACTAATGATAGGTCTTCTACATTATGGTCGAAAATTAAAGAGATGAAAAAACTCAAATTAAAGGCAAAGGAAAAACTACATGCAATCAAATTACGATAAATGTTTAGAAACTATTTTACACCACGAAGGTGGCTATGTAAATCATCCAAAGGATCCTGGCGGTGAAACCAATTTAGGTGTTACTAAAAGGGTATATGAAGAATTTGGTGGTACAAAAGACATGAAAGATTTGACAGTTGAAGATGTGGCACCTATTTACAAAACTGGTTATTGGGACAAAGTAAAAGGTGATGAACTTCCAGGTGGTTTAGATTTATGCGTGTTTGACTTTGGTGTAAATGCAGGTCCAGGCAGAGCAGCCAAGTATCTACAAACAATGATTGGTACAGTTGCTGATGGTGGTATTGGTCCTAATACACTAAGAACACTTACAGGTTATGTCGAAGAAAATGGTATTGAAAAGACAATTAAAGATTACCAAGAAGCAAGACAAGGTTACTATGAACAATTAAGTACCTTTGAAACTTTTGGTAAAGGTTGGACTAGACGAGTTAACGAAACTACTGAGTTAGCTTTGTCAATGACCGACTGAAAGAAGGAACAGGCCTGTAAAGAGCAAAGAGATTATATAAACGATTTATATAGTCGAAAAGGCACATAAGGCTTGCCAAATTATGAATACAATGATATATTAATACAATACAAATACGGAGAATATTATGAAAACATTTGTAACACTAGACGAAACTAAACTGCCTTCAACCAAAGGCAAACGAATTAATGGTATGAGATTTTATGAGGTTGATGGTCAGGCATTTCCGTCTGTCACTTCCGTATTAGGTTTTAGACCAAAACCTGGCCTAGAACAATGGCGTAAGAATGTTGGTGAAGAGGCCGCTAAATGGGAAATGGGTCGAGCTGCTCGTAGAGGTAAAGCAACCCATACTCTTATTGAAGAATACCTAAAAGGTGAAACACCTTCAACAAGAGATGTATTACCACTTGGCCTCTTTACAATTCTAAAACCATATTTGGCACAAATTGATAATGTTCATTGCTTAGAAACAATTTTGTATTCTAAACAGTTGACACTTGCTGGCCAAGTAGATTGTATTGCTGAATATAATGGCAAACTTTCTGTAATAGATTTCAAAACAGCCAATAAAGAGCGTAATGATGCATGGAATAAAAACTATTACATGCAATGTACAGCTTACGCAGTTATGTATGAAGAACTATTTGGTACACCAATTGACCAGATTGTTATTCTAATGGCTAGTGAAGATGGTTCTGCTAAGGCTTTCGTAAAAGAAAAGAAAGACTATATAGAGGACTTGAAAACTGAGATTAAGTATTTTTATGATAATTACAACAGCGAAAATAAAGAAGCTGTTGGTGAATAGAATTACTTGTTGACGATAAATGCAATAGGTATACTGGACGAGGGTGCAACTCCCTCCACCTCCACCATAAACACATTCTTTGAGTGTGCTTATGGGGGGTGTGGTAGGTTCGACAGGTGCTGAAAGATTTATAAGAGAGTGATAGTTGGCGAACTCAAACGCATTTTTAAACGGCAACGAAAATTTTGCCCTTGCAGCCTAGTCTAACTAGGTGACGGAGTTTTGGTAGGTTTCTTGGCAACAGAATAACCTACCACTTTTATAATAACCAGAAAGGTGAAAATGAATAGTAAAGAATTTAGTTTAATGATAGAGGGTATTGTAAAAGAGAAACGACCAATTAGTTACATGGACGCTATCGTATGGTATTGTGATACAAATAAGATAGAAATAGAAACTGTAACACGCCTAATTTCCAAAAATCTAAAAGAAAAAATCAAAGTAGAAGCTTTGAACGCAAATTTATTAAAAGAGAAAAAGTCAGGAACATTACCACAATGAATGTAGAAGTAATAGATAAAATGGGTAGTGACTTGTCTGTGGTGAACGCAGCTCGAGTTTCATTTGCCAAAACAAAATATGAATTTGATGAAAAAGATGAAAAGTTAATTAAGTATTTGGCAGAACATAATCATTGGTCGCCATTTGGTCATGCATCTTTACAATTTAGAATTAAAGCACCAGTATTTGTTGCAAGACAACTGGTCAAACACCAAGTTGGTTTGGTGTGGAACGAGGTAAGTCGTAGATATGTAGATGACGAACCAGAATTTTATATGCCATTTCTATGGAGAGAAAAGGCAGAAAACAAAAAACAAGGTAGTGCAGATAGTGAAGTAGAATTTGATGTAACAGATATTACACAAGCATGTAAATCGGTATACAATCAGATGTTAGAGGCCAATATTGCACCAGAGATGGCAAGAATGGTGTTACCACAAAGTATGATGACAGAATGGTATTGGTCAGGCACAGTATATGCATTTGCTAGAGTATGCAATTTAAGGAATAAAGCAGACGCACAAGAGGAAACAAGAATGGTGACATATGAGATTGCTAGACATATGAAAGACCACTTTCCTGTTTCAACTAAGTACCTGTTAGACTAGTATGTATGGTGGATTTGAAGTTTATAAAGAATATTTGGCAGTCAAAAATCATTTTACTACCAATAGTTACGATTATGCAAAATATGATGGCAAAGTTAATGTCAAGCTTGAAAGTTTTACTAAACGGAACGATAGGCATTTTTTTCATAAACTTTCTAAAAGATTTGACCAACGAGAAATTACTTCTTATTTTGTTAGTAACTTCCTTGTTGCTAATAATAAGTGGGTGGGTGACCTTTTAAAAAATGACGGCGCTGAGGAATATACTAAATGGAAGAAATACCAAGACAGTTATAGGTACCATTTTCGAAATGATTGCGTATTGGTTGGTGATGACTTTGATGCTAATAGTCTTTCTTTTGATGCTGGGCTTGGCGTGGTTAGTGGACAACATCCTAGATTGTTACGATTATATCTCAGAAAGAAGATACATTTCCAGAGCCTATACATCATTGACAGAATTATTAACTTCAGCCGTAAATGGGATAATCAAATTGAAGAAAAGATTGTTTGGCCAGAAATAAGTAGAAAGTTAAAAAAGGTGAGACCGTTTGTTGCATACAACTTAGTAGAATTGAGAGATGTTATGAAAGAGGTATTTGTAAGTGAGTAGAGTATTTTGTATAGGTAACGGTGAAAGTCGTAGAGATTTTAATTTACAAAACCTACGACAGTATGGTAAAATTTATGGTTGTAATGCCTTGTATAGAGATTTTACACCAGATGTATTAACAAGTGTTGACCATGGTATGATGCATGAAATCTATCATGCTGGTGTGGCACAAAAGATTGATTGTTATTTTAGAGATTGGACAAAAGTACCAGCAATGCATTATGAAATGATGGTGTATGGTGGTATGAGTGAGATAGATGCCAAAGAACATTTAGAT